TCTCCTGTGTACCAACGGCCTTCTTCATCTCTGAAATTTAGCTTATTTGGATTGTGGCTGTGGTTCGTGAATGCTTTCATGTTACCCCTTAATCTCGTTGAATTCGTCGATATCTTCGAAATTGATATCAACCCACTTCAGCGCACATAAACCAGAACAAACGAATGCTCGCCCGTCTTCCATGTTCTCGCTAGCTTCGTGAGGTAGCTTCCAACAGATATCATTTTCAGGGTAAAATTCTTTGCAGATACAGCATTCGACATTTCTATATTCCATTATATTCTCCATTTTTCGTTTATACATTATCAAAACGACTGCTACGACCTCGACTCTTAGAGTTGTTGGGAGACTATCGCTTTGATACGAACACTATAGCAAAGTATGATAATTTAATGCAAGTGAAAATGTACGGAGGATTATCATTGATATATTAATACTGGTCGTGCATACTCATCGGGAAATCAATTTTAAAATGGAGTATATGATGGAATTAGATGAATATCTTTTCAGAAATAAGAAATCACAACGACAATTTGCAGAAGACACCGGTATTGGGCAAGTCACTATATGTAAATTAAAAAACTATAAAATTGAGCCAACTCTTGTAACAGCTATGAGACTCTATAAGCACACGGGGGGGCAAATATCTTTTCATGAGATGCTTTCTCCAGACGAACGAAAAAAATACGAAGTATAAACGGCATAGAAGAGCTACATAGCGAGTTTGGAATGTAAATGACTCAAACCACAGAAGATTAAAGAAAACGCAGTACGGGGCTTAATCGGCCCCTTAAAGGAGGATTATGATTATAAGAACGCCTGGAACTTTTATAAATTCAGATAATTACAAATATTTTTATCTAAAAAGAGATTTTGATTCTATGAATATAGAAATCTATCTTGTAAGTCAAAATCATAAATATGGCGAGGATGATTGTTTTGATATTTTTCCGGATGAATATTTAGATGGAAGTGAAGGTTACGATCTAGATACAGCAATCTTAATATGCAAAGAAATTATTGGATATCATATTGAAGAAGGAAAGAAAATTTGCCACTTGAGTTGGATAGCTAGGCAGAAAAATTATAAAGATTATTTAAAGTAAACCTTGTGACTAACTTCAAGAAGGGGTTATCATAAGCGCGCCATAACAAAAAAAGGGTCATCAATTGATGACCCCATAAATGGTAGAGAGTGGTACCAAGCACCCTCTAAGAAGAGATAAAAACACTATCTCTGAAACTTCATCATATCATGATGATCTATCAGTGACAAGAGCTTATTTCTTATTTTACGAACTTGAGATAAAGGCTAAAATGTCACTGAATAGGCGAATAATATATTCTTTTCAGGTCTTTAAGTCAATCTCTAATAAAACATTGAGGACTTAAAGAATGTCAGAAGATCTAAATGAAATTTACGAAGAAAAACCCGATCACCACTACAGAACTGAAATTCCAAATATAGTTTATCAATTAGGGATATCCTTGCCCGCTATTGGATTATATGGATATTTAAAAAATACAGCAGGAGACTCTGGATCTTGTTGGAAAAAACAAACAACTATTTGTGAAGAGGTTGGGATTTCTCCAGCTACGTATATAAAATATAGGGATGAGCTTGCAAATTCTCAACCTAAGCTTGGAGGGAAATCTCTCCTCTATATTCAGATTAGAAAAAAGCCTGATGGAAGTAACGATACAACTAAAATATCTATAGTAAATATTTGGAGAGAGAACGGAAATCTATTTAGATCAAAAAAAGATAATGCCATTCAGAATATGAATGAGGTCGTTCAAAATCTGAATGAGGGTCATTCAATATCTGAATGCAAACAAGAACCCTTTAAGAAGAATAGAAAGAACAACGACGTCGACGTTCCTATTTGTTTGAAAAATATGGGAATTTCTATAGATCTTCAAATCAGTCTAACTGAAAAATACGGGGATGATCCCAAACGCATAGAGAACGCCTGTATTGCAGTTTCTAAGATGAAGCCAAGGAATATGGAGGCTACTATTCAAGCTGCTCTTCAGGGCTCTTATACACCCCCTGTTGAGAAGGAAGATATTGAAGCGGCAAACAAAGAGTGGACCGAAATAAATCTTAGGAAATATGACAATACACAGGTAGGACCTCTGAGATGCGATATTATTCCAGGTGGATTGCAGTTTTCAGGAGCGAACTCAAATATACCAAGGACTTTCTCTTATGAGGATGTTGAGTTTAAGGAAGAGGTTACAAAGTTAATGAATAAATTATTGAAAATTTAAAGGATAAATAGATGAGCAAAATGATTATAAAAGATGAAATTAGACTAGTTAGAATGGAAGTCAGAGAATTAATTGATTCAATGGACCATGAAAAGGCAAAAGAGTGCTATGAAATTCTTCAAAAAAACAACAATCTACCAGATATAACTTACAATGCAATGGTTTATGGAGCATGGAAAAGCTTAGGGAAATCTATAAATCTTGTTTTAGAATCTGGATTAAATAATTTTATGTTTGATTCTTCATATTATTCAGATGAAGCATTTAATTTCGATGAAGCAATATCAACTTCACATGATTTAACAGAGGGTTTCTTCAATAAGCTTTCTAATGAAGTTAACCATAAAATATGGCAATATTGGGAAAAATGTTTGACTGATATAAAAAAAATTAATTGTGAATAAATTATCAAGGAAGAATAAAAAATGATACAGTGCATAAATTTCAAGTCTCTAGAAAGAGGAATGCTGGTCGGATTCGGAGACTTCACAGTGCCGAAATGGGGCGTAGAGCTTCACGGATGTGGAGTCTTTAGAAAAGGCCCGGCGTACTGGGTAATGCTACCATCAAGAGAGTGGAAAAACGACGAGGGAGAGGTTCAATACTCTCCGGTTATGAAGTTTCCAGTGGAGGAGCATCAAAAAGCATTCAGGAATCTTTTGAAAGAAGCCTTTTTAAAATATCAAGCAGAGAACCACTAATGAACTATATTTTAATCTTCATATACATAGGATTCGTATCAGGAGCTCTATATATTTTACGAGATGCAATGGATAAAAACAGAGGTGATAGATAAGTGATGTTAATTAATGGAAGCCTCGATGTTAATTGTTGAAAGGCAGCGGATAGACTCCCATCTAGGTAAATAATCTATAAATGTTAGATGTTAGAATGATTAAATAAAGAAGATATGAAATGAAAACATGCTCGAAATGCAAAGAAGATAAAGAACTCAACGACTTTAATCGTCGAGACGGCACAAAAGATGGATATCTGAGCTATTGTAAGGAATGCTATAGCGCTCAAGGACGAATCTATCACGAAAGAGACAAACAGCGAAAACTTGAACGAGAAGAAGAAGCCAAAATGGAGATAAAATAATGGGAATATTTGAAATTACATTTCTAGTACTGCTAGTTTTGAAACTCACTAAACTGGCTCAAATTACTTGGTTCGGGGTCTTCTCACCCATCATAGTAGAGGTCATATTATTTATTCTTGTAGCCGCATCAGTAGGATATTTAAATTAAATTATGGAAGTCAAAATAAAATCTCAAAAGAAAATTAAAGATAAAACATGCAAAATTTGCAAAATAAACAAGCCGATAATTCAGTTTGCGATAAAAGACGGCTCAAGCGATGGATTTACACCTTTCTGTCGGGCATGTGAAACCATAAAAAACAAAAAGAAATATATATTAAAGAATAAAGGATTTGTTAAGATTGAAGTTTAAATTAAAGGGAAATAATGACTCTTAAAAAATGCTGTCACTGCAAGAAAGAAAAGAATATCGATCAGTTTGGTATCAGAAACAAGGCGAATGGAGCTCTTGAGTACAGATGCATAATTTGTAAGAAAAAATACACGAGTGAGTACTATAAGAAAAATAAAGAGAAAATGCTAGCTTACTCAAAAAACTATCTCAGTAAAAACTCGGCAGAAGAAATAAATAAGAAAAAAGATTATCAGAAGAAATATCAAAAAAAATATTACCAGAATAATAAAGAAAAGAGTAGAGAATATGCATTCCTATACTATAGAAAAAACAGAGATAAGGTTAAAGCATATAGCCGAGATTTCTACGCTAAACACGGAAGAAAAAAGAAAACATTAGATGTTTAAAGAGACCAAAAAGACATAATATGTTAAAATTTTAATATGATTAGACACAAGTACGGCGCTATTGCTTGCGAAAGAGATGGGATTAAGTTCCCAAGCAAACTCGAACGAAACTGTTTTGATAAGCTAAGGTCATTGAAGAATCAAGGGAAAGTACGGATGATAATTCGTCAGATACCCTTCGATCTCCCTGGTGGTTTTAAGCATGTCATCGACTTTTGCGTTTTCACAGCTGAGCACGTGCTATTCATTGAGTCCAAGGGAAGGGATCTCCCAATGGGAAAGCTCAAGAGATTACAGGTCGAGGAATTACATGATGTTCAGATACATGTAGTGAAAGACCCGAGTGAGATCAGTAAAATAATAATGGAGAATGGATAATGGAGAATGAAAAAATGATAGTGGACAAATACAAAGTTCTAGTCGATAAATTTGAGATCATGATAGACGCAGAGAACGTAGAAGTTCAGACCGGAACCCTCATTTTCTATTTTGATAAAGCAAAAACCAAAGTCAAAGCCCTTATCCCAGCCGGACAGTGGGCAACTTTTGAAATACTAGAGGAAGAATATGCCCTACAAGTCCAAAGACAAAGTCAAGATCAAGCCAACAAAGAAGCCGTCCACACCTATAAAAATCAAGGTGGCAACTTTGTTGAAGAAGAAAAGAAAGAAGAGAGTGAAGAAACCCTGCTAAAGTCTGATTTAGATTGTAGTGGTGTCTGTGTATGACCTGGCTAATTCACAAGGGAGATAGGAAGCACCTCTATAATATCGATCCTTGCAAACAAATATCTTTATTTGAGTGTGATATATTGCTATGGTATGAAGACAGTGAGAAAGTACGTCTAACGTTTGAAACAGATTCAGAGGCAGCGCAAGCCTTCACTTATCTAAGAGAGTCAATCAAACGCGGTGAAAAACTCCTTAATATTTAAATAAATGAGCTTATGACAAAGCATCCCGGTGGAAGACCTAAAGTTTATTCAGAAGAAGAACTCAAAGAAATAGGTGCTAAACTATTAATTTGGTGTAGGCAAGAGGGCAATTGGCACATAAGCGGATTTGAAGACGAATCCGATCTTTCAATCGAATTCTGTGGAGACATGGCACGGAGAAGACCCGAAGAGTTTAGCCGGGTATACAAACGTGCAAAGTCAATTATTGGCCGTAAAATGATGGCTTTGACGATGGAAAAAAGTGGCCCAAGTCCATGGATGCAAGCAACTCTATTACCAATGTATCTAACAGACATAGACACTCATCTCGATAATAAAGAAGAGAAAAAACTAATCATGATCGAGAAGGCCAAAGGAATGGCCGAGACTACTGTTAACGCAGCGGCTGAAAAGCTTTTCAATAGAGTAGATGAAATAGCAAAGGAAAAAGATGTCGTCGTCAGCCCTCAGCTCGAAACAAAAACAGAGCTATAGAGACTCTAACGCTAGACTGAATCTTTGGGAAGGTGCCGTTAGATCAGGTAAGACCTTCATCTCAATCATTCGTTTCATGAAAGCTTTAAAGCACGGTCCCCAGGGGCACGCTATGATTGTGGGAGTTTCAAGGGACGCTATTCAAAGAAATATACTCACTGAACTCTGCTCTTTAATCGGGGCTCCAGTACCCACCCCAAAAGCCTCTCAACTCAATCTCTTTGGAAGAACAATCTTCCTAGTCGGGGCCAACGACGAGCGCGCGCAGAAGAGAATTCAAGGCTCAACCCTGGCCATGGCCTATGTCGATGAGCTTACCCTTATCCCTCAAGGATTCTTTAGAATGCTCCTTTCGAGACTATCAGTTACAGGGGCTCAGCTATTCGGAACAACCAACCCCGACTCGCCTTTTCACTGGTTGAAGACTGATTTCCTGATGAAAGAAGGACTCGACATTGAAGTTTTCAAGTTCAGGCTAGAAGATAACCCATCACTAAGCAAAGCATACGTCGACAACCTCAAGAAAGAATATTCTGGTCTCTGGTATAAGCGATACATAGAGGGCGAGTGGGTTTTGGCCGAGGGTACGGTCTATGACATGTTCGACGAGGAACTTCACATTATTGACAATCCTCCAGGCTTAGCAGAGTACTACACAATTGGGATCGATTACGGGACAACTAACCCCACAGCCTTTAGTCTAATCGGCTACTCTAAGAAGTGCTTTCCAAACGTGTGGATGGAAAGGGAATATTTCTATGATTCAAGGAAGATGAACCGACAGAAGACAGATTCGGAGGTTGTAGACGATTTGATCAAGTTTATAGGCAATAAGAACGTTCGATGTATTTACGTCGATCCCTCAGCAGCTTCTTTCAAAGTGGAAATGCAGAGGCAGGGAATAGGAGGCGTGATAGATGCGGACAACGACGTTCTTAACGGCATTCGATTCGTAAGTAATCTAATCAGCAACGGAACCTTTAAGGTACTTCGCAACTGCTCTAACATGATTCGAGAGTTCCAAACTTATCGCTGGGATGAAAAGGTGTCATTAAGAGGCGAGGACAAGCCTATTAAGGAGTTCGATCACATTTGTGACGCAACCCGCTACGTCCTATTTACTCATTTCAAGGACGTGCTAAGGGGAGATCATCAAGACGTGGACATGGATAAAATCTATGCCGATGTCATGGGCTTCAACTCCGACCTCCCCGATTTCTTTCAAGACAACCGCAATAATGGGTATGGACAACCTCAGATGTCTATGCCTGGGTTCTAGTAATTAAAAATTCTATTGTAAATCTCAAAAATCAGATATAATATAGAAAAAAATAGAGGGTTGCTAATGTCACTTCCAAGAGAGTTTCAAGATGATAATTATTATTCAGAACAGGGGTTAGATAACTCAGTTCAGAAGATGCTTGATAAAACATATCATCAAGCGAGCACTATCAACCAAGCTTTCTGGACTGAAGCAGACATTGACACTCGCTTTAAGATAGGTGATCAAGGTTTATGGGATGAGTACCAAAACGCCCTTCCCGCTTCTAGACGAAAGCAGTTTCATTTCAATAGAATACGTCGAGTCTCTAATCTAATCACAGGATTCCAGCGAAGGAACCGAAAGAGCACTATAGCTCAGCCGGTAGAGCACAACGACGATAAAGCAGCTTCTCAGTGGTCAAAGCTTCTATTTCATGCTATGAAGGGCGCAAACGCTGACGATATGATCTCTGAAGCTTTCGAGACTGGAGCAGTGACAACAGGGCTTTCCCTTCTTAACGTATGGATAGACTATAGCAAAGACCCACAGTCCGGAGATATCAAGCTCGATCACGTCCCTTATAATGCCTTTTTGATTGATCCCTATTTCAGAAAGAAAGACTTGTCCGACTGCAACTATGTTTGGCGTAGGCAGTGGAGAACTAAAGACGCGATCAAGTCCATGGTCCCCGTTGATAAAGTCGACCTGATCGATAGCCTTAATGCGAACAGTGCTAACGACAGCAAGTTTAACTTTATGGCAGAGGCTCATAACCAGGG